CAAATATACAAAGAACTTAGAAGTGTGTATAAAGCCTATAAAGATGGTTGGATAGAAATAGATGAGCTTATGCAAAGATTTGGTGAAAAAGCAGTTAGAGCAGTAGCAGAATTCATTGCAATAATGGTAGGCATGAAAGTTGTTATATCAGGAAGCAAAATTGCTTTCAAAGGTGTTAAAAAAGCATTTCCAAATTTATCTTTTGCACAGTTTAAAAAAGCATGGAATGAATACAAAACAAAAAAAGTAGTACCTGCAACATAGTATTATAAATATTACATGAAAACATTATACGTTTTTGGCGATAGTTTTTCCGATCCAAATCATAGTTGGTATGCAGCTGGTGAATATTTTTGGATTAAAGATTTAGAAAAAAAATTTACCATACATAATTTTTCAATTAAAGGATCAAGTCCTTACTATCAGTTACAGCGTTTAATTGATATTATCGATACCACTGATGCTGAAAAATTAAAACAAAGTAATATGATATTTTTTATGTCTCATATAACTAGACCTAATTTTAAATTTTTGGAGCCTAACGATCATTATTTAACATGGCACATTATGAAACCAGATCCTAATTGTGAAAAATCTAAGTTAGCAGAAAAATATTCTAAATACAAAAATTTTTTGCATGAATACAACAACTATGACGGTATTGATTTAAATTCTAAAATAATAATGTGTTATAGTACGATATACACTTTAAGTAAATTTTTTAACAAAACATTACTTTGGCCTTGTTTTAATGACATTCCATATTCTGCTCAAACACATTATGATAGAAATTTTGATTGTGTTATGACTCCACTAATAGAAATATCCAATAATGAAAATTATCCTGATAATAAAAAAAATATGCATTTACATTTAGAAAATCATAAAATAATGGAAAGAGAACTATACAACTGGATGACAAAAAATATAAAAATTAACATCAAAAATTTTATAAGGAATATAAATGACAAAACCTGAATTATGGATATTTGGTGATAGTTATGCTGAGGATAATACTAAAGCCAAAATTAGAAATTCTAAGCATTGGGACGGAGTTTGGAATTGGCCTGAAGAAGTTACTAGAATATTCAATGTTGAAAATATGGGAATATCTGGATGCGGTCCTCAAACACAGTTTAAATATTTTAAAGAAATGATGGATGATAGAGAATTAGAATTTTGTAAAGATGTAAACGTTTTATTTTTTATCAGTAATCCTTATCGATTTGATTTTAAATTTTATGAAACTCCCTTCCATCAAACTTATCCTATACGTTTTTACGGAAATAAAAAAGATATCAACTTAGAAGCAGTCTGGGATTATAGCAAATATGACAAATTTATAAAACAATATTTTAATCATGTTAGAATAGATCCAGTGCAAGAGCAAGAAAAATATGTAAGCTATCTCAAAACACACAGTAAATTTTTTAAAAAAATGTTAGTTTTTAATTGCTTTTATAGCATATCTGATGAACTTGCCCAGTCATTAAATGATGATAAATTTTGTTTAATCAACACGCCGTTAACATCCGTAAACACAGGGCCTAAACACAAATGGGCTGTGAATCATTTGAGTAACAAAAATCACAAAATTATGTACAGTATGATTACTGGATATTTTTTAAAAGATCAACCAGTAAAGTTTGAAAGATTTATAGATGTAGTAGAAAAAAAAGTATAAAAATCAGTTGACAAGATAAATAACATTGTGTAGTATTATAACTGTGCTGCACATTATAGGCACAAGCACATAGGCAACAAATAAGGAGGCATAACTATGGCATCATTAGCAGAAATTAGAGCAAAGCTCAAAGAACAAGAAAATCGTACAAGCGGTGGCAACTCAGGCGGTGGCGATAACAGCATTTACCCATTTTGGAATATGAAAGAAGGCGAGCAAGCAACGCTACGCTTTTTGCCTGATGGCGATGATTCAAACACTTTCTTTTGGAAAGAACGTTTGGTTATTAAACTTCCATTTGCTGGCGTAAAAGGTGATACTGATTCACGTCCAGTACAAGTACAAGTTCCATGTATGGAAATGTATGGTGAATCGTGTCCAATCCTACAAGAGGTACGTGGTTGGTTTAAAGATCCAAGTCTAGAAGATATGGGTCGTAAGTATTGGAAGAAACGTTCTTATATCTTCCAAGGCTTTGTTGTAGATGATCCATTAAAAGAAGATGCGCAGCCAGAGAATCCAATTCGTCGATTTATTATTGGTCCGCAAATCTTCCAACTTATCAAAGCAGCACTTATGGACCCAGATATGGAAGAACTACCAACAGATTATACTGCTGGTGTAGACTTCCGTTTGTCAAAAGGTACAAAAGGTGGTTATGCAGACTACGGCGCAAGTAATTGGGCACGTAGAGAACGTCCACTAAGTGATAGCGAAATGAGTGCTATTAATACAAACGGGTTGTTTAACTTAACTGATTTCCTTCCTAAAAAGCCAGATGAAACTGCACTTAAAGTTCTTACAGAAATGTTTGAAGCAAGTGTAGACGGCGAAGCATATGATCCAGATCGTTGGAGTAATTATTTCCGTCCAGCGGGTATGGCAGCACGTACTGGTGATCCAGTAGCAGCACCAGCACCAACACCTGCTCCACAACCAGCAGCACCAGTACAAGAGACTGTAACTGACACTGGTTGGCAAGATCCAGCACCAGCAGCAACACCAGAACCAGCATCTGCTCCAGAAGCAGAGCCAGCAGGTGACGCAGGTGGCGCACAAGATATTCTTGCAATGATCAGAGCACGTCAAAATCAATAATAAGAAAGGGCTTCGGCCCTTTCCTTTGCTTTTTAGAATAGGAGATATGTATGGCTACTAAAGCATTCGATCCTTCAAAGTTTCGAAACTCATTAACAAAATCTATTAAAGGTATGAGTGCAGGCTTTAATGATCCACAAGATTGGATCAGTACAGGCAACTATGCACTTAACTATTTACTCAGCGGTGATTTCCGCAAAGGTATTCCACTAGGCAAAGTAAGCGTGTTTGCAGGCGAATCAGGTGCAGGCAAGTCTTACATTGTGTCTGGTAATATTGTAAAGTCAGCACAAGAACAAGGTATTTTTGTTGTACTAATTGACAGTGAAAATGCACTAGATCAAACATGGCTAGAAGCATTAGGCGTTGACTGTGATGACAGTAAACTACTAAAACTTAATATGGCAATGATTGATGACGTTGCTAAAACTATTTCAACATTTATGGATGACTACAAATCAATGAACGAAGAAGATCGTCCTAAAGTATTGTTTGTAGTTGATAGTTTAGGCATGCTTATGTCACCAACTGAAGTTAATCAATTTGAAGCAGGTGATATGAAAGGTGATATGGGTCGTAAGGCTAAAGCACTGAAAGCATTGGTTACTAACTGTGTGAATATGTTTGGTTCATATAACGTAGGCATGTGTGTCACTAACCACACATACGCAAGCCAAGATATGTTTGATCCAGATGATAAGATCTCAGGTGGTAGTGGTTTTGTATATGCTAGTTCTATGGTTGTAGCAATGAAAAAACTAAAACTAAAAGAGGATGCAGATGGTAACAAAACTTCACAAGTACACGGTATTCGTGCAGCGTGTAAAGTTATGAAAACACGTTACGCTAAACCGTTTGAAGCAGTACAAGTGAAAATTCCATACGAAACAGGTATGGATCCATATTCAGGTATGTTTGATTTGCTAGAAGCAAAAGGCTTACTTGAAAAACAAGGTAATCGCTACAAGTATATTAATAGTAACGGCGAAGAAACATTAGAATATCGTAAGAATTGGACAGGTGAACTACTCGAAATGGTCATGACCGATTTACCAGCAAAAGAAGAACAATTGGTAAATATCGCTAACGCAGACGAAGAAGCTGTGATTGATCATAACGAGGAGTTAGCTGCCAATGAATGATGAACAAATTGCCGATGTTTGGAATGTCTTTAAAAATTATCTTGATAAAAAACACATAGAAACAGCAGCAGAGCGGTTTGTTGATCTGCTTGCTGACTATGGCATCGACGATATTACTTTTAAAGAACTGTTAGGTACAGATAAAGACTTAGACAACGCAATACAATATTATCTAGAAGACGATGACGAAATTGATTATGACGACGAATGGGATGAATAATGGGATGGTACAGTAAAGTATCACGTGACATATCGCAAATACCAGCAGCGATACAGTATTTTGAAACTGAGTTAGTACAAGCAAAATCTGAATGCAAACTACACGGCAATGTAGAAAAAGCTGCATCGCAAATGCCAGGTATTGTTGAACATCGTTTTAATCAGCTTCAAGAAATCGAAGCTATACTTGAATATTTAAATATCGAGCTACGTAGATTACGTAGCTCATTTTTTCGTAAGTATCTTGAAAATTATCAACGTGCATTAAGCAGTAGAGATGTAGAAAAATATGTTGACGGTGAAGCCGATGTAGTTGATTACGAAAAGATCATAAATGAATTTGCATTGATGCGTAACAAATGGCTAGGCGTACTTAAAGGACTTGATCAAAAACAATGGCAAATTACTAATGTTGTAAAATTAAGAGTTGCAGGTATGGAGGATGCAACATTATGATAGAATTAACCGAACAACGAGGAAAATATGTATGGCCAATTACAGATACTCGTTGTTACAAATATATGATGACTCATTACGATTTACCTGAAAAAATATGTAAATTTGTAAAAGACAAAAAAGTTTGTATTCAAGCAGGCGGAAATATGGGTGTGTATACAAAAATGTATGCAGCTAAATTCCAACATGTTTATACTTTTGAACCAGAACCTTTAAACTTTTTTTGTTTAAATCAAAATGTTACAGAAACAAATGTCTACAAATATCAAAGTTGCATAGGAAAAGAACGTAAACTTGTTAACTTAAAAATTAAAGAAGCTAATCGTGGAAAAAATCATGTTAACAAAACTGGACATATTCCTACTTTACAAATTGACGATTTAGGTTTAGATGTATGTAGTTTGATACATTTAGATATAGAAGGGTTTGAATTGTTTGCACTACAGGGTGCTTTGCAAACAATTAGAAAATGTAAACCTGTTATAGTTGTTGAATATTTTGAACAAAATGCAGCAAGATATGATTGGACATTAGAACAACTTGAATCTTTTCTGAAGCAACATGGATATAAATTAAAGCATAACATAGAAGAAGAAAGAATATATACTGTAGAATGAAAAAAAGCAGTAGAATAAAAGCACACATAATTAGATTAGAAAACAATGATCATAGTCGTAACATGGCCTATGAATGTAAAATTGCAGCTGAAAAACACGGAATAGAAGCTCATTACTTCAAGGCAGTTGATGGCAAAAATGCAGAGCAGGAATACTTGCGTTCCGGAATACCTAAACCTCCGAAGGCTTTAAAAAAAGGCAGAGCAGGTGTGTTAGGTTGTTTTTTTAGTCATTATTATCTTTGGGATAAATGTGCTAAATTAAATCAACCAATAATTATACTTGAACACGATGGTTATTTTATACGTCCTTTACCTGATGATATATTAAATCAATTTGACGATGTGTTAAAATTAGATAGGTTTGATCCTTACAGTAAAGAATACAACGAAACTGTAAATGGTTCTTTAGACAGAAAATTGCGTGTAATGGATTATAAAAATCCTGCACCAAAAAATGTTTTAAAAATTGGCACAGGTGATCAATATTTTAAAGGTGCATACAGTTATATAATCAAACCACATGCTGCAAAAAGGTTAATACACTGGATTAAAATGAACAGACATGGTAAAGGACATAGACCAGCAGATCAGCAAATAGGCAGTGGTATTAACCGTTTACAGACAACAGAATGCACTGTTGCGAGATTACATCCATTTTATTCATTAGGTGATAATATCAAAACAGAAAGTTTGACAAGAAACTACCATTGATATTTAAAAGTTTCAAAATCTCTTTCAAACATATGATTGATACGTTTTCTTAATTTACTCGATATTACATCTTTATAATTTTTAATTTTATGATTATCTGATTTGTTATATTTTGTCTTAGGCATAGTAACACCACTGAACAAAGGCATAGTATCAATATTTTTAATGTTTTCAAATTTTATTATTTGTACACTATCGTCTATCCATTCAACTTGATTGTTGTAACAACCAAACCATGTTCCTTCCCAGTTATTAGATGCATATCCGTCAAACCAATATTCTATTCCTCGTTGACTAGCAGCAATTTCTTCTTCACTGCCTATTTTTCCGGTTTCAATTTTTCTTTTTCTAAAATTATAATAGCTACAAACTCTATCATATGGATTACGCACTATTGTAAAAACATTATAGTCACTTGTATCTACTAATTGTTTTGCATGATTAATTGTGCTATGATAATTGTCTGTGGTTGTATCATTATTAACAATTTGTTCTGTTTTATATTTTGTTGATAGTGCTGTAATAATACTTCTGCCTGCTGTTTTAGGAATATGTATAAAAATGTAAGGTTTAGGATCTTTGTAAACAAAATAACTCATGAAAGTATTTATTAATTAAACACGTATATAAATATCAGTATGAAAACTGTTTTAGTTACCGGCGGATTTGATCCATTACATTCAGGGCACATAGAGTACTTTAAGGCTGCAAAACAATTAGGTAATAAACTAGTTGTTGGAGTAAACAGCGATGAATGGCTAACTCGTAAAAAAGGCAGGCCATTTATGCCCTTTGAAGAACGTGCTGCAATTATAAAAGAAATAAGTTGTGTAGATAAAGTTATTGCATTTAATGACAGTAATGATAGTGCAGATCTCGCAATAGGTTATCTTTTACAAACTACAAGCGGAAAAATTGTTGTAGCTAATGGTGGAGATAGGATAGATGGAAATGTTAAAGAACAATTGACATACGGAGATCATCCAGATGTAGAATTTGTATTTGGTGTAGGTGGCGAAGACAAGAAAAACTCAAGTAGTTGGATATTAAAAAACTGGGACAAACCGGTAACTAAACGTGCTTGGGGAGAATATAAAATATTAGATCGCAACGGCGAATGGCAAGTAAAAGAACTAACATTTTATGAAGGTAAATCACTTAGCGATCAAAGACACTTTAAACGTAGCGAACATTGGCATGTTGTTGATGGTGTAATAAATATGTTCCTTGAAGATAAACAGGGTAGAAAATCTAGTACTTTATTAGTACCAGGAGATAGTATTGATATACCAATCGGCTGGTGGCACAAAGCAGTCAACTTAGATAACAAAGCAGCCAAAGTAATTGAAGTTTGGATGGGTAAAGAACTAACTGAAGAAGATATAGAGAGAAGAGATTAATGGAACCATTAAAAATATTTGTAGGCTGGGATAGTAGAGAAGATATTGCTTTCCAAGTATGTAAAGAAAGTATAGAACATCATGCAAGTGTTCCTGTTGAAATTATTCCGTTGAAACAAAAACTTTTAAGAAGAGACGGATATTATACCAGGCCGGTTGATAAATTAGCTAGTACAGAATTTACATTTACAAGATTTTTAATTCCTGAACTTGCAGAGTTTAAAGGATGGGCTTTGTTTATTGATTGTGATTTTGTTTTCTTAGATGATGTTAAAAAAATATTCGATCAAGCAGCACCTAAATATGCAGTTATGTGTGCGCAGCACGAATACAATCCAAAAGAAACTACAAAAATGGATGGAAAAATACAGCATATTTACCCAAGAAAAAATTGGAGTAGTATGATGTTATTTAATTGTGAACATCCTGCTAATCAAAAATTAACCAAACACGTTGTAAATAATGCAAACAATGATGGAGCATATTTCCATAGGTTAACTTGGATACCTGATAAATGGGTAGGAGAAATAAGCCATGAATGGAATTGGCTTGTTGGTTGGTATAAAGAACCAGAAGATGGTAAACCTAAAGCACTGCATTACACAGAAGGCGGTCCATGGTTTCCCGAATATGAAGATTGCGAATATGCAAACGAATATTATAAAATGGAAAGACAATATTATAAAAAGCAAATTTCCCACATGCACAATAAAATGGATTCGTGGAGAAATCGAGATGTAAATATAGATGATGTTGCCTTACCAGATCAAAAAAAAAATTTAATTAAACATTTTTTAAAAACTAGTGTAGATCCTCAAGGTATAATATACGGTTCAAAAGAAGATTTTTTAAAAATTTGGGAGCAGTCGGACAAAACAATGGGAAATAAAGTTGCAACAATAGAAAGCGATGGAGGTATAAATTACCGATCAAAAGGCCATCAGTACGATACATATCTTGAAGCATTTGCTACAGGATCTAATGGTTATATTAGCAATTGGGAAAAAGAAGAACAAACCGATACTCCATTAATAATAAGAGGATTAGGTGGCAATAGTAGAAAAGCAATACAACACTGTATCAATAATAATAGACCATTTTATGCAATTGATACCGGATATATACAACCGGTTGGTACTACAAAGAAAATGTATCATAGAGTAACTAGAAATAATTTACAAAATCAACAAGCATTGATCGAACGTCCTAAAGATAGACTTTCAAGGTTAGGTTATAGTTATAGAAAGTTTACTCCTGGTAGTAAGATATTAATTTGTCCTCCTAGTGAAAAGGTTATGAGATTATTTGGGCAACCTGATCCAAAAACTTGGACTCAAAATGTTGTTAAAGAACTAAGAGAATATACAGATAGACCTATCGAAATAAGATTGAAACCAGATAGAGCAGACAGAGTAACAATTAATACAATGGAGCAAGCATTAGCTGATGATGTTTATTGTATGGTAACATATAACAGTATTGCAGCAGTAGAAGCAATACTTTATGGCAAACCTGCAATAGCATTAGGACCAAACGCAGCAGCAACTATTTGTAACAGCGAATTATCTGAAATAGAAACATTGACTATTCCTGAAAAAGAATTGGTTATAAAATTTGCTGCTCATCTTAGTTATTGCCAATTTACAGAAGGCGAAATGCGCAGTGGATATGCTTGGAATATAGTTAACGAGAGCGTATGAGAGTAATAAGTTATTTAAATGTTATACCTTCAAAAAACAATAGTCAAGAAAAAGTAGATATTTTACACAACTTTATTAAAGGTGTAAATGCACGTGGCGATCAAGGTATACTACAACCCGACAGTAATTTAGTAGATTGTGATGTTGCAGTGATCCAAGGATGGACACATCACAAAGGAAAAACCGGTGCCCATTTACAACTAAGAGAAAATATCATAAAACATCAAATACAAAGTGGAAAATTTGTATGCACTGCTGATAGTAATTTGTTTTTGTATGCAAATAAATCCAACAAGCCTCATCATTATTTACGTTATAGTTTTAATGGTGTATTTCCAAATACAGGAATATACTTTGATGATAAAATTGATCCAAGACGTTGGCAGCAAATTTCTTCTGATTTAAGTATTATGTTAGAACAAAAACCAGCCAAAGGCAAATATATTCTATTGTGTTGTCAGCGTAATGGTGGTTGGAGTATGGACGGTATTGATGTAGTTGATTGGGTGATCCATACAATTAAAAAAATTAGAGAATATAGTGATAGACCTATAATTGTTAGAGGTCATCCTGGAGACAAAAAAGCCGAAACATATCTTTATCATAGGTATAGTAGAATACAACGATTACCAAATGTAAAAGTTAGTCCATTTGGTAAACCATTAGAGGAAGATTTACATAAGTGCTGGGCTGTTGTCAATCACAATAGCAGCAGTATTGTAGGCCCTTTGATAAAAGGATATCCTGCATTTATAACAGATGCTCACAGAAGTCAGTGTGCAGAAGTTAGTCATGTCGGATTTAAAGATATAGAAAATCCAAAACAATTTGATAGAGAACGTTGGCTACAACGCATCAGTATGTTCCATTGGAATTTTGAAGAATTACAAAATGGCAAAGCATGGGCTCACATGCGTAATTATGTCCAATAAGCTTCTTTACGATTGACTATTAAATCTCTAGGTTTTGTGCTTTTACCTAGTTCTTTTCTATCACCTTTTAAATGATCAAAATACTTGCCTAAATCGCTGTTGATAAATGGATGCCCTTCTCCGTTGACTAATCCTGCACTGATATTGTAAAACTTTTCTCTTGGCCATTTGTTTTGTATTACTTTACGTACTTCTTCAAATACATAACTGTCGTGCCATTCTTCCATTTGAAATATTCCATCGTCTGCATTTTCATACACATATTCAAATTCGTGCAAGAAATTTTTACCTGCTTTGGTTTTTAAATTTATACCATAAAAGCCACACTCGGGCCATTTCTTGCCTCTACCTAGATAACTCATCCATGCGTTATCTGGTGCAAATTTTTCAAATTCTTTATTTGTAATAGGGCTATGAACATATGTGTCTGCATCTAACCAAACAATCCAATCTGTATCGCATCGTTTTGCTGCATCAAATACAGCATATACTTTGTTTGCAAATCTTATAGCATTCCATTTAAAATCTTTATGCCAATCTTTAGGACGTCTCGCTTTTATATGATCTGGAGGAATGCCATTTGCTTTAGGATCATTTTTCCAACGTTCTTTGAATGCAACTAATTTTGGAAGTTCTGCTTTTTGGTCAAGCACAACGATACGTTCATCATTTACTACAGGTGTGCAATCTTCTGCATACAAATACAATTTGATATTTTTATCAACATGCTTACTAAAGCTGTCTACAAAACGTTGTCCGTATAAGTCTAATACAGGTTTATGAAAAGTTGATACTACAGAAATTTTAGTCAAAATATCTTCCTTGTTAAATACGTTATAGGTATTTACACATGAGATTCAGTTTATTTAAACAATATGGTGCAATGAACAGCAAGCCTGTGTTTGAAGCGTTTGAACACAGTTTACGAACAGCAGGACATACTGTAGAAGAAGACAGTATGCACAGTGATGTTGCTGTAATATGGAGTGTGTTGTTTAATGGACGCATGACAGGCAACAAGCCTATATGGGATTATTATACACGTACAGGTAAAAAAGTAATAGTATTAGAAGTTGGTGGCATACAGCGTGGCACAACTTGGAAGGTAGGACTAAATGGTATTAATCGTGACGGTTTCTTTGGTAATGATGGGAATAGCAGTGATCGTGCTATTTCGCTCAAAATAAATTTAAAGCCTTGGCGTAAGGACGGCAAGTACATATTAATATGCGGACAGCATGATAAAAGTTTGCAATGGCGTGATATGCCACGTATGAGCAATTGGTTCTTAAATACATATGACACAATTCGCAAACACACTGATAGACCTATTATATTTAGGCCGCATCCACGTTGTAGATTAGATCAAATCGAACGTGGTTTACGTTATGTAGAAAGACAAGAACCAAGACATATAGAAGGTACCTATGACGATTTTGATATGGCTTTTGACGATATATATTGCACTATTAGTTGGAGTAGCAATCCTGGGATTCATAGTGTCATCAACGGGGTTCCTGCTATTGTTGGTCCTAGTAGTCTTGCTTATGATGTAGCAGGACATGATCTAAACTTGATAGAATATACACAAACACCAGATAGAACACAGTGGCTCAATGATTATGCTTGGACAGAATACACTGTCGAAGAAATAGCCGCAGGCTTGCCATTGAAAAGATTGACACCTAAACTATAAAGTGTTATAGTAAACTATGACTTACATTGAAGAGTATCTAGAACATCTATGTAGTAACTACCTGAGTTCGTTGCAATCTTCTGATGCAATATACTTTAGTATCTACAAGCAAACTGCTAGGGGTATAGGACTTACAGATAGACAATATTCTTTGGTCCTTAAGAAAATAAAAGAATATATGCCTGTAGAAAATTTACCTACACAAATACCATTGCGTGAAATTGATCGTAGTAAATATGTAAGGGTTTGCAAAGACGATGACGAGATTCCATTAAAAGGAATAGACGAAAATAGAAAATGGTTCAAAGTAAGATTTCCGTTTAGTAAAAAAGATATTGTTAAAATTGATAATATAAATCTTAAAATATCATCAAAAAATTATTATCATAAAAAAGGTACGCATGAGCATTATTATAAACTAAATGGTTATAACTTAGATGTTGTATTGACTTATTTTTCTCACTTTGATTTGTGCGATAATGTAAAAGAATACAAAAAGATTATAGATAATATAAAGCAACAAGAAAAAGAAATTATTAGTAGTTTACCTATTCCAAAAAATGATTATCTTACTGATGTTCAACAGTATGATAGGCAACGTAGACTTGGAATAGTAGATATTACCAAACCATTTACTAATAACAGTTTATTAGATAGTATTATAGATAGAAATGATTCTTATTATAATGTATCGCCGTCTAAATACAATTTAAATAACATTATAGAAGTAATACAAGAATTAGATAGATTTCCATTGCTTGTTTTAATAGAAGAATCTAATGCCTATGAAGAACTAACTAATTTTTACAATAGTGTCAAATACATTGTACCAGATGAAAAACAAAGTGTTTTGTTTAGATTGTCAAACAATGGCGAAGAACGTCAATTTAATAATTTCATTAAAAATAACCAACTTAACAATTGGGTTGACAATAACACAAAAGTAGTGTATATTAATAAGACAAAATTACCTAAGATATTGTTAAACAGCAGTTTTAGACCTATAACATGTTATAGTAAAAATAATTCTAAAAATCAACAGTTTGTTGACATCTATATAAATCATTATTGCGATTTAATTTTATCATTAGATGATATGAATTGGGCAAGTAGTTATCATAGGTATTATGTAAAAGGATTTTAATATAGTATGGCATCATGCAAACTTATTATTGAAGATGAAGTAAACATCAAACTAGAAGGACTGGATGTAGATGTACGGCGAAAGCTATCGAATGCTCTCAAGTTCGATGTGCCATATGCACGATATATGCCGCAGTATAAACTTGGCAGGTGGGACGGCAAAGTTGCTTTTTTTGGTATTGGCGGCACTGGCTATGTTAATCATTTGGATGTGGTTACTGAAGTACTACAAAAAAACAATGTTCAAATAGTTGACATTGAAGATAGACGTCATCCTATTGATTTAAGTTTTGATCAAGTAACTGAACGTTACTGGGCCGATCAAGGTGTATGCTGGCCAGAAGGACATCCTGCTGAAGGTGAAGAAATTATTCTGCGTGACTATCAAGTTGAAGCAATCAATAACTTTGCAAATAATCCGCAAAGCCTACAGCAGATTGCTACAGGTGCCGGTAAAACTATTACAACAGCGACACTATCACACATGAGTGAAAAATATGGACGCAGTTTAGTTATTGTTCCTAACAAAAGTCTAGTTGAACAAACTGAAGAAGATTATATAAACTGCGGACTAGATGTAGGTGTATATTTTGGCGATAGAAAGATGCTAAACAAAACACATACTATTTGTACTTGGCAAAGTTTGAATATCTTAGATAAACGTCACAAAGACGGTGAAGCAGTATTATCTCTTGCAGAGTTCTTGGAAGGTGTAAGTACTGTTATTGTCGATGAGGTACACCAAGCAAAAGCAGAAGTACTAAAGAACTTGCTTACACGCAACTTGCGCAATGCTCCTATTCGTTGGGGACTTACAGGCACAGTACCAAAAGAAAAGTTTGAGTTTGAAAGTATACACGCAAGTTTAGGTCCAGTGATTGGCGAGATTACAGCAAAAGAATTACAAGACAAAGGTGTGCTATCACAGTGTCACGTAAACATTGTACAACTAATTGATACAGTAGCACATACAAATTATCAAGAAGAATTAAAATACTTAACAACAAATACAAAAAGAATTGAATATATAGGCAAATTATTAAACAGTGTAAAAGAATCAGGCAACACTCTAATACTTGTAGATAGGATTAGTGCAGGCGAAATGCTACAAGAACTTATTCCAGGATCGACCTTTGTTAAAGGTGATGTTAAACTAAAGGATAGAAAAGATGCGTATGACGAAATCAACACGGCAGATAATCAAGTGGTTATTGCCACTTATGGTGTCGCTGCCGTTGGTATTAATATTCCTCGTATTTTTAACCTTGTTCTTATTGAACCAGGAAAAAGTTTTGTTAGAGTTATTCAATCTATAGGTAGAGGCGTAAGAAAGGCAAAGGACAAAGACTTCGTGCAAATATGGGATCTTACAAGCACTTGTAAGTTTGCGAAGCGGCACCTTACTCAACGTAAAAAGTTTTACAAAGAGGCGCAGTACCCAT